AAGAAGGATTGTTATAATTGTCCTTATGTAGATGCTGCCATTCCATCTGAACAAAGAGAACAGAGACGAAATGAATATCTTGAATATAAAGATAACCCTTTATACAAAGATGTGGAGTTTGATGCCAAGAGTTCTGGACTTAAAGCGACACATGTTGAACATAGCTTTGATAAGAAAAAAGGATGGTATGAGACAACTGTTCAAGAGATTGGCTTTCAGAATGGGCATAAAGTAGTTTTGGAAAAGGAGGATCATACTGTATTATTTAAGAAGAATACAGAAGGAACTTGGGATAATATGTTGTTTGAAATTGCTGGTGCAGAAACGGGTACTTCAAATAACATTAGACAAGCTTTGAAACATTGTGCATCGAAGCCTAATACAGAAGTCGCAGTATTGCTATTCCCAAATGATAATTTTAATTATTCCATCTTTGAAGAAGGATATAATAAATTTTATGGACTGAGAGGAACTTCACAATATCGAAAGTTTAAAGTGATATATTGTCTCAATAATAAGGGAATATTGCTAATAAAAAAACCAGAGTAAACACTCTGGCTGGAATGGAGGACGTGTCCTAATAGGGATTAAACGCTCCCTCCACACCACAAATGTAGATATTTATTTTCATTCCACAAAATAAAAAACGAGGAAAATTATATTATGGATGCAAAAGAAATAGAAAGGCATATCTCACGTGTCAAAGACGAGATACAAAAGGAGGTGACGGATAGACTTCCTCGAAAGGTTGGTGTCGTGGCTGCAAACCACTTCAAGCAGAACTTCCGAGATGGTGGCTTCACGGATGGTGGAGTTCACCAATGGAAACGTACGAAACGACAGGACGGTAACACGAAGGACGCAAAGTATTCTCCTCTTACCTCTCGACGCAACCATCTTATGCGTTCAATAGAGAGCGAACCATCGCCTGGGCAAGTTACAATATCCAATCCTGTACCTTACGCAGCAGTTCACAACGAAGGTGGTACGATCAATACACATCCTACCATTACAAAGAAGATGCGTCGTATGGCGTGGGCTAAAGTGTATGCGCTGTCAGGCGTGAAAGGTAAGGGCAAACTTCCAAAAGACTTGCCTTCTGGAGCTAAGATGTGGAAGGCTCTCGCACTCACGAAAAAGACAAAGCTTAATATTACAGCACGCATTCCACGCCGTCAGTTCATTGGTGATAGCCGTGAGCTGACAGCAAAGATTAACAAGATGCTTGATGAGAGCATAGAGGAAATTAAAGAACTTGTAAGTAGAACATAATTATGGAACAGACACTCTGCCAACTGATAGACTTTATCAAAGAGAAAATGCCGTCGCTTTCAGTAATTGACGAAGACTACGGACAACTTGAAAATATAGAGGACGAGGATACTGATATGTACCCGCTAACGTTCCCTGCAGTACTTATAGAAGAAGCGCAGACAGAATGGAGCGATATTGGAATGCTTGCACAGAAAGGAATTTGTAGGCTTCGCATCCGTCTCATCATAGACTGCTATGATGACACTCACGCAACGAGTGGAACCACACAGGCTGTCAGAGAGCGTAATGAAATGCGACACCAGTTGCACCAGCTACTGCAAGGTGCCTGTCTTGGCACTGATGCTCCTTTGATACGCAAGTCTTCCAAGTTCTTTACTTGGAAGCACGGAATAAAAGTGTATGAAATGATGTACGAGTGTACGGTGTCAGAAATGGTTAAGGAAACAAGGATGGTTCAGAAACCTTCTTTACGCGTAAAGATGGGCGTGAAGGTGTAACACGGAAGCCTGTGAAGAGCGGTGCTTTCATCTGCTTACCATCTACTGTTTCGCCACGTTTAATCATATCACGAATGATATGCAGCACACGGCTTTCAGACAGATAAAACTCTTCATTGGAAAGTATGCGGATAGTGTCATCGAAACGGAGGCGTCGTTCCTCTGTCCAGTAGAAGTAACGCTCAAATAACCTTCTGTTGCGTGCTTCTATCAATTTACTATCTCTTCCTTTACTCATATCTGCAAAATTAACAAATAATCATCTTATTTGCAAGTCTTTACACCTTTTTATCTGCTTATTACAAATAAAAACCGCCCAAATGTGTGTTCGTACACACTAATGGGCGGTTTTATTCTTAAACAGGAGTTAGTTATTGATTTTTATCTTATAACCTACAGAAGCTTGGTTCTACACGTTCCCAGACATTTGTCTTTGGGTTCTTCTGATAGAAGTAGTAGTTGATAGCGTTCTTCTGTACTACATTCGCCTCTTTGAAAAGCGTCATAATCTCTGAATACTCACTATCGAACTTATCCTCCAACTCGTACAGCTTAGAGATACTCTTGTAGTCGAGGTCGCCAGCCTTATTGCGCTCAAGCAGTGTCATTGCCATCTGATACATTGGATCGTCCGAACCTTTCTCGCTTTGCTTCATATAACGCTTGAGATAGTCGATTAGACGCTCTGCTGCAAGGTCTGCACGCTCGTCAAAGCCTTTCACCTTATTACTTGAGATTTCAAGACGGAAATCGCCGTCAGTAATCGTGTAGCTTCGCTGGTCTGTCTTGCGGACCTGACCATAATCACGCATCACACTTACGAAGCTCTCAACTTCATCCTGTAGCCAGTCGTGGAATCCACGCACGTCAGTCACGACACGTGTTAAGCGTTGCCACACATCGTGCATCATCTCCGCACGCAGCCCCTCGTAGGTCTCACGCCGCTCGATGCGACTCTGCTTTTCTTCGTCTTGCAACTCAGCAAGTAGCTTCGCACGCTCTTCCTTGCTCAAATTCTTAATGTTTACCATATTATTCTGTTTTTTGTTTTCGGATGATCATTCTTATTTTTGTATTTAAAGCATTGAGATCATCCACTGTCAATGTTCTAAAAGATTTACCTGCTATTCGTGGGTCTTTACAAAAGGTATCCACACGGTTCCAGTCTGTCGTATCTATGCCGTATATCTGCAACTGGTGAAGAACTCCGCTACGTGCCTTGCGTAGGATATCATACTGCTTACGTCTTCGCTCGTCATATCCTGTAATATCCTCCATCTGTCTACACATAGCATCATACTCTTTATCTAACATCTGATGAAGGTGTACTGTTCTGTTTTGTGTGAACTGATAGACCAGCGTTTCCTTGTCAGCACCAGGCATCTTCTTTAGCAGGGTATAAAACCTTGCGTAGTTCCTGTTTGCTCCCATAGCTTTTCCTCCTTCCAATCTTTATATGCTTTACGACCAGAAGCTACAGCCTCTGTAAGATCATCGCTAAGGTCACTTTCACCGAACAATGGTATGCCATGTACGCTCACATATAGCTCACCATTAAATTCCATTACTTGTACGGCTTCACGTGCCTCTGCGTCGAGCCGTGCCTGTCGTTTGTTCTGCATTCTGTCGGCACGTTCCTCATGCCATGTTTGCAATCTCTTCTTGAGCTTGTCTAAAAATGTTGCCATAATCTTTTAGTTTTGAATATAATATGTTTGAATTAATTTTCCGTTTCGTTTGATAAGCAGTTGGGTCTGACCATCTTCTCTCATAAGATAGGTGCTTATATCGCTTTTCACTGCTATGTCTTTACGAACATACAACTTAGATATGAACCAGTCTATAAAGTCTTTCAACTGCTTCCACTCCTCTTCAGTATCTTCTATCCCTCGTATAGAGTATGTATTACTGATAGCCATCTGTAGCTTTAACAGCCACATTGGTTTATCATTCGGACATACAGACTTATATCTTAACATTTCCATAACTACTCTTTTGAAGCCCTCCACTCAACTTTAACTACTGCATTAAGTCGCCCACTCCCGTTACACACGGGGCATTCCTTTTTATACCGCTCTTGACACTCATCTTCCATCCAGTGATAACCGTTGCCTTGACAATATGGGCACGTATGGTCTCGGCTCTTAATAGTTTCCGTCATTCGCCCACCAGGAATCATTCGCCCAGGGGCTATTTCTAAGATTCGTTTCTCCTTACTCATAGTTTTATTGTAACTCTAATTGAACATTAAAATGATACTCCCTGCAAAGCCTTTTCACCTGTACTATATCGAACGGCTCTCTGTCAAAAGCGAAGAAGATTGTGCGTTCTCGTGTAAGTACTCTCACTCCTTTCTTCCGTAGCTTGTACAACAGGTTGTCTCGCTTGTTTGCCATAGCTTTTACTCTTTTGTTTCACCCCAGTATATATCTGCTCGCTCTTTCCATATCGTGTAATAACCAAGGTTCCCAAAATAGCGTCCCTTACTGATTGCTCTGTAACCTTCCACCCATATCTTCAATGCTGCATCAAACATAACACTCACTGCCGTACGACCTGAAGGCTTGTTGCCGTCTGCCTGACTGATAAAAATGAGCAGCTTATCACGATGTCGAGCCTTGAATTCCTGATACTCCTTAAAGCTCATCTGTGTGTACTGAAA